TTATTTAAAAATATTAGCAACTGCATTTGATGCTGCTGCTTTCATTTCATCGTTATAATGAACATACGTTTTCATAACCATTTGTGGTGTATCACCAAGTAGCGATGATACAGTTTTCACATCTAGTCCATTTGCTAATAGCTTTGTAGCATAGGTATGTCTTAAATTATGTGCAGATAGATTATTTCCAAAGCGTTTTAAATATGTGTTGATTTGCCATTTAACACCATTTTTCTTGTATGGGTTTAATACAAGGTCATGTTCAAACTCTAACTCATGTGATTTATACTCTATAAGTATATTCTCCAATATAGGCGGAATTGGCAAAATTCGCACCGAATTGGCGGTTTTAGTTTTCTCAAAGGTGATAACACCTTTACGGAACGAAAGTTGCTTATCGACACAAATTTGTCGATTTTCTAGCAATATATCATTCCAAGTTAGTCCATACACCTCACTAAACCTCATGCCAGTATATCTAGCAATTTGTAAAAAGTAATAGGCTTGTGGATATTTCTCACGCATGAACTTTGCGAATTGGTTTAAATCTTCATCAGAGATTGTATGGATCATACTCTTACGTTCAACACGTGGCAACCTAACACCAGTACATGGGTTATCTGAAATTATCTTGTATGGATTTATTGCTATATAGAATATCCGACTAACTACTTTATAATACGTTGTTATTGTAGTAGGTGATGTAACCATTTTATTTACTACATTCTGAATGTGTAGCGGTTTAATATCAGACAATTTCATATCGTGAATTGATTTATAAGCACATATAGCGTGATTGTACATAACTAAAGTACTATGCGTAATGTGTGCCTTTTTTATTTGGAGAAACATATCCGCAAATTCCTTGAAAGTTAAATCTTTCAAGGTTACATCTTTGGTTAAGAGTGCGGTTTTGTCTAATTCCTTTACGATAACGTGTCCGTATTCTTTAGCCTCACGTTTAGTTTTGAAACCTTGCTTAGATTTTTGTTTCCATTTGTAGCCATCTTTGTAGGCTACAATAATTTGAAACCCTTTATCCTTTTTTCTGATAGTGAAATTGTATTGCATAATTCACCTCATAATATATGTGTGTAGAAGTTGATACCCTCAAACTCTATTTCCCTAGCGTGTGCCATGCGTTCGATTAAATCAATATGAGCATGACTATACATATCATCATTTAATATATGACCTATCTCATGTAGTATACCTTTACGTTGAGCATCAATAGGCTTATCACTATTAACGAGAATGGTGTAAGTACCATCATCGTTTAGTTTTAATACCGCAGTTTGTGTAGGTCTTAACCTTGTGTAAATCAAAACAATATTCATAATACTTAACCCCCTTATGGGAGTATTGTATATCATGAAATGGGAATGAAATTACACATGCTTGTCATTTTCCCAATAAATTTTATTTAACCCTTGTAATTCAGAAAATAGTTGCCACATATTACGTTTAATGTAACTACCGAAATAAAATATTAACGCAACTGCAATAGATGAACCAATAAAAACTGCCATTAACCAATCTTTTAATAATACAAATAAAGTTACCGAAATAGAGATAGATACAACAGAAACAATCAAACAAGGAACTTGCATTGAATTAACACAGTATTCTGTGATTTTTTGTTTATCGTATTCATTCATACAACTAACCTCTTTTCTTTAGATTTTCAATCATAGTTACTACAAAATCTATATCATCCTTAGACATATCTTTGCTGGCATCAAACAGTATTCTAAGATTAGGGTTATCTTTGATTGCTTGTGCATATTCAGAAACATCAGGATCTTCATAGTAAGGAAAATCAAATTCATCTTTTCCATATAGTGTATCTATATTTACGTTAAAATAATCAGCTATTGCCTCTAGTATCTCAAAGCTTGGTTTTCGTCTACCTTGTTCATACATACCAACAAGGCTTGGTGATACTTCTATATAATTTGCCAATTCTTTTTGAGAGATGCCACGGCTTTTTCTTAATTCTGTTAATCTGTTAGCAAATGTCATTTCACACACCGCCTTATATATAATATATACTTCTATGCTTTGATTATCACACAAAGTGAGTAAAATTTCAAGAAAAACTACACTTTAAGTGTTGACAAGTTTTTGTTTGTGTACTACACTATGAGTGTAGCAAGAAGCGAGGTGATTAAATATTGAATACAAAAAACATTGCTACTAAATTAATAGAGTTAAGGAACTCTAAGAATTTAACTCAAAAAGAGTTAGCATTAAAAGTTGGTGTAGCACCTACATCTATAGCTATGTACGAAGTCGGTAAACGTGTTCCGAGAGATGAAGTAAAAATTAGATTAGCTAAGGTGTTTGGTAAATCTGTACAGTCAATTTTTTTTGCGAAGTAGCTACACTTAAAGTGTAGGGAGGGACAAAATGATAGTACAAAATCAAAAAGATTTAAGGGTAGCAAATCGAATGTACGGACGAAAACTACCTACATTTGGTTATGCAGGCAGAAATGATGAATACGCACAATACTGGCGGAAACTCATCAAGGCTAAATGGTCTAAACGTAACCAATCAAGATGGAATAAGAAAGTTATTCTATCATGGGTAAAGTTAGCTAGAACGGCTGACCTCCACGCAAGGAACGAAAAGCGATGGAGAGCCTAGTATACACGGCTAACCAAGTAGCGGAACTATTTCAAATTTCACTAACTGCAGTATATGACCTAAGAAATAAAGGCAAGTTAAAACAACTACCGAATGTAAGCGGCGTAAGGTTTAGTAAAAAAGAGGTTGAAGCACTAGCAGGAGTTGAAAGTGAATACTCTGCTATTGGTTACAGAAAATTAAAAAACGAGGTAGAGCGATTAGAAAAAGAAAACAAAAAGTTAAAGAGTGAAATAAAAAAAATCACTAGCCAAATGCTAGTGATTGTAGGAGAAGATTTATGAACATATTCGCAGAGCTAAGAAGAATGGCTAACGCACATAAAGCGACTATTGAAAGTACAGATAAACTAACTGACGAACAAATTAGATCAGCTAAACAGTTTATTGGTAACGCCCTTAAATGGGATGCAGATAGTAGTGCGCAAATGGTAATTGATGCATTAGCTATTAAAGGATATTACGAATGATTAAGTTGTGTTACGCACTACGAACAATAACAGGGTTACTTGCTATTGGTGCGGTAGGGAGTATAGAACTAGACCAAATAGGCTTATGGACTGGGTTTTTACAAATGATGTTAGGTATAACCACATGGCTATTAACCAGCTATTGGCTAGATGAATGTAAGATTTATGAAAATAAAAAAGTCCGCTAGTGAAAAGTGTAGAAGAAGTTTAGCGGACTTTGTGTAGAGATATTGGAAAATACTCTACTTGTATTTTAACACAAGGAGAAATAAATGGAAATAAATTTAACACCTATTGTTAGTCAAAATCAACATGTGTTCAAGTGGAACAAAGATGAAATTAAAACTTACTTTGAGGCACAGTTAGAAAAGTATAAAGGACTTGTAGTAACGGAAGAAAACTATAAGGACATGGTAAGTGCTAAAAATGAAATCGTTAAGTACAGAACAACGCTTGATAAATTCTGTAAAGAAAAAAAACGAGAACTCAAAAGACCAATTGAGTTATTTGAAGAAGAAGTAAATGAAGTATTGAAAGTTGTTTACGATGCAGAAAAACCACTTGCAGAACAAATCAAATACTTTGATGAAAAAGAGGCACAAGTTAAAACAGATGCCATCAATAAATTTATTGAAAAGATGGTTGAAAAATATGGAGTGCGTGAAGAGTACACAAATCAACTTCAACACGATAAACGCTGGTTAAATAAAACTGCAAAGATGAAAGATATTGAAATTTCCATTGAGGGAATGATGATTGAAATTTCAAAGCGTCAACAATCAGATGATGATTATAAACAAATCTTAGCTGAAAAAAAAGGCATGATTGAGTTTGTTGTAGATACTTGTAACCAACAATACGAACTTGCAACACCAATCACATTTAATGAATGTTGGGATGCAGTAAAAGATATGCCACTAGATCAAGCTAGAGAATTAATCAATGCAAAATTTGCAGAGCGTAACGAAATGGAAGATGCTGCACGAGCAAGCATCACAAATGAAACAGTTGAACCAAGCGAAGTTGTAGAAACTAAAACTGGTTTTACAGTAACTGTTTATGACTTAACAGAAGATGATGCAAAAGATTTAACTGATTTCTTAGAAATGCGTGGTTACAAATATAAAGAGGTATAGATGGATAGTAGATATAATGCGGTAAAAACTGTACCGCAATCAGCGTTAAAGATAATTGACTTTGGGAAACTAAAAGGTAAGTATGATATTTCTCCACAATGGAGATGGGAAATATTAACCGAAGTTTATGGTATGTGTGGTGTTGGTTGGTACTTTGACATTGTAGATACGGAACAAGTATTAGTAGAGGCTACTGGCGAAACGATGCTTTATGTAAAAGTAAATCTATACATCAAAGATGGCGATGAATGGAGTAAACCAATTCCGGGTTATGGTGGTGATTTCTTAATCTATAAAGACAAAAATGGTTACCACGGAAACGATGAGGCATTCAAGATGGCGGTTACCGATGCATTAGGTACTGCAGCAAAAATGATTGGTGTAGGCGCTGATGTATATCGAGGTTTACAAGATACCAAAATCAATGCAGCGGCAGAAAAGGAAAAGAAAGAAAAAGAATTTGACCCTCACAATGCGTATGCAATCGTGCTAAAGATGGCAAGTGAACATGGGTTAAGTGAAGAACAAGTAGCACACCAATTAACAGAAATGTTTGGTGTTGGTGTGATTGATAACGTTACAAGAGACCAAATGTCTAAACTTTATGACTGGGTAAAAGGCTATGAAGTGGACAACAAGTAATATTGATATACTTCGTAGTCCACTAGGTGTAATGGTAGTAATACCTGCACCACATGACAATGATCTAGCGAAATTAGATAAAGAAAAAGAATACGTGATTGAAATCAAAAAGAAATCAAAATCACGTAGTATGAACGCTAATGCATATTGCTGGGTTCTATGTCAAAAGATAGCGGAAGAGTTAAGCAAGACTTGGTACACATCAAAAGAGGCTGTGTACCGCAAGGCAATAAAAGACTGTGGACATTTCACATATGTACCAGTCCATGAGGATGCAATCGAACGTTATATTCAAATATGGCAAGGTCATGGGCTGGGATGGATAGCCGAAGATGCTGGCGAATGTAAAAGTATTCCATGGTATCACAACATAATGTGTTACCACGGTTCGTCAGTATATAACCAGCAAGAAATGGCAAGACTTATTGATTGTCTAACAGATGAATGTGAACAACTAGGTATCAAATTAGAACCTAGTGAGTACATTCAATCACTCATAGAGGGGTGGGAGAGTGAACAACAGGAAAAAAAGGGATAACAAACTATATTCAGTAACACGAAAACAAGCCTATGAACGTGATAACGGACAATGCGTTATATGTGGATATAGGGCGGAACAATGCCACCATATAGTGTTTCGTTCACAAGGCGGTTTAAGTGAATTAAGAAATCTAGCTTGCTTGTGTATGCAATGCCACAATCAAGCACATGGAGTGTTCGCAAAAGAGATACGCAAACACTTATTAGAGGAAGTAGAAAAGAGGACAGATGAGTATGAACGAATTAGTAATGATTAGTGCATATGTTGAAAATCGTATTGAGTTTTACAAAGCAGACCAAGGTGAACAAACATTCAATAACAGAATAATTGAAGAACTAAGTGCAATCTATGCGATGGTTAATAGTGTATTGATTGTAGAAAACGAGAAAGAAGAAATCGCAAAAGTGCTAACTAGAATTGCTATGCTAGGTAAACCTTTAACGGAAGAAGAGTTTATCGAAAGTCTAAACAAGGACTAGCCTATGAGCGATAACAAAAAATATTACTATCTTAGATTAAAAGATAATTTCTTTGATGGTGATGAGTTGAAGATATTAGAAAGTATGAAAGATGGCTACTTGTACAGTAATATTCTTTTAAAACTCTACTTACGAAGTCTAAAGAATGATGGAAAGTTGGTGGTTAATGATCGCATTCCTTACAATGCAGAAATGCTGGCAAGTGTAACTGGACACCAAATAGGAACAATTAAACAAGCATTATCAATCTTCAAAGACTTAGGACTAATCGATGTACTAGAAAATGGTGCTATCTATATGTTAGATATTCAAAATTTCATTGGTAGAGGTAGTAGTGAAGCTGATAGAAAGCGTGAATATAGACAACGAATAGAAACAGATAGGACAAATGTCCAGACAAAAGTCCGAGAAATCTCCGAGAAATCTCCACCAGAGATAGAGTTAGAGTTAAAGAAAGAGATAAAGATAGAGAAAGAGATAGATAGTAGTGCAAGTACTACAACAAAACGCAAGCGTTTTGAAAAACCTACTCTATCTGAAATCGAACAGTACTGCATTGAAAGAAAAAACAATGTAAATGCTGAACAATTCTTTGACTACTACGAAAGTAATGGCTGGAAAGTAGGAAAGAACTCCATGAAAGATTGGAAAGCAGCTGTTAGGACATGGGAGCGTAGCGAATACAGAAAACCTAATTCTAAAAAGAATAGCAAGGAAGATGCAATCAACGTAGTTAATAACTTGATGAATAAGTTAGGGGGTGTAGATACTGAACAACCAACAACAGACTTTGAAAGCACTATCGATGTTACAGATAGCGTGGTCTACTGATATGTCAGAGCAACGCATGATGTTGTATGTAACAAAACTATCTAACGTAAACCCAGTAACACTTGAACAAGCAATAAGCAATCTGATTGATAGATGTAAATTCTTACCAACGATTGCAGAAATCAGAGAGGAATGTTCCGCATTAAGTGCCTTTGTAAATGCACATGAGGAACTACCAACTGCACAAGATGCATGGGAAAGGGTGTATCAAGTAGCACGATCATATGGTTATGAAAAGGGTTTAGACAAATTAGATGGTTTGACAAAGCAATGCGCCAAAGCAATTTGGAAGTCATTTGACCCTCAAAATGGCGATAACTTTAATGAAATGTCTTGTAGGTCGCAATTTGTTAAAAACTACGAAGTGCAAGAAATAAGAGAGCGTGAGCGATTGAGATTGTCTAACTCAATTAAGGATAATCACTTGTTACTTAAAGCACGTGAGAAAGCAGAACACGAACGAGCGTTACTAAATGCAGGGCAAAAGCAAATCGAAATGACCTCTACAGGTAACTTAGTAGAGGTAGCCAAAGAACCAGTAGATGTAGCGAAATTAATTAAACAAAGTAACTTGTCAGATAGTGGCAAGGAACTTCTGAAACAGGCAATAGGGGGTTAAACGTGAGGGAAAGAGTAAAAAAGTTTGATGTAAGCGTGAATGTATCATTCAATGTTAGCTTTCAAGTGCTAGCTAACAATGAGGCACAAGCAAGAACCAAGATTGAAAACTTACTAGAAATCATGAGGAATGAGGCAACAATAGATTGCCACATTCACCCTAGCTACGATGTGTTTATTGATGATGTAGAGGCTGAATTAAACCAGCTTAGTTATTGGTAAGGGGGATAAATGCTAAGTAAGAAACGAAAGATGGTTATCACCATTGAGATACCTCTAAATGTGGAAACGCAAGAAGAGGCAACTCAACAGATGCAAATGATTATGAAAGCGGATGCACGAACCTTTGAAAGCCTAGAGGAAATTATCAAGGTATATAAAGGAACAATGTGTATCGAACAAAAGATTTAAGGAGAAATGAATGAATACAGTACAAATTTTAGGTAATTTAGCACGTGATCCAGAAGTACGCTATACCAAAAGCGGAAAAGCGGTAGCAACATTCACAGTCGCAGCAAGCAACACATACATTGACAGTAACAATGAAACAAAAGAGCAAACTGCATTTGTAAATTGCGTAGCATGGGGTAAAACAGGTGAAGCGGTAGGAAACCTAAGAAAAGGCAATAGATGTTTTGTAGAAGGTCGATTGCAAACACGTTCTTATGAAAACGCAGATGGGCAGAAAAAATATGTAACAGAAGTTGTGGCTAACTTTGTAGGTACATCATTAACAAATGATGAAACTGCATCTAGTAACTTTGATAGTTTTGAACAACCACAAGATGAAAATATTCCGTTCTAAGAGGTGAGTAACATGGATGAATACAAAATTAGCGGATATGTAAAGATTGGTTTTTCCAAAGTTGTGAAATGTGAAAGTTATGTTGATGCGATGGAGGAAGCCGAAGAGATTTCACGTAACGAAGATATTGATTTTAGCGAACTAAATACTTGGTATGACGATGTGGAAGTTGAAGAAATAGAAGAGTTGTAGGAGTGAGTAAAGATGCTAGTTAAGGATGAAACAAAATATTGTTGGTGTGTGGATGAAGTAGCTGGTGAACCGCAAAATAGCATTAAAGAGGCTATCGAGGATTATGTAGAAAATGAATATGACTACGGTGATTTCGATGCTTTGAGTAGAGAAGAATTATTACAAACAACGATAGAAATAGGTCATCCATACCGATATGTACCTGAGGTGGATGGTGAACGTGTGATTTGGAATGTGTGTGATTACAACTTAGATGATGAAATTGCAGAATATTCAGATAATTACATGAAAGATGTTAAAAACGAACACATGGACGAACTAAGCGAAGAACTAACAAAAGTATTTCAAGCATGGGAAAAACGTCATGGGTACGAGAACAAATCATGGGTAGTGCAAGAAACAAAAACCTATCGTATTGAAGATTATGTAAAGGAGTAAAAACATGAATAAGATAGTATCAGCTTTATTGGTAGTGGTTATGATTGGTGCGGTTGTATGGAGTTTTGCGTTTGGTGTGCCGATGTATATGGTATGGCAACAACAAAAGGCAGGTGAGGCAGAACTTGCTAGAGCGGAACAAAATAGACAAGTTGCAGTATTAGAAGCTAAGGCAAAACTAGATAGTGCGGAAAGCCTAGCACAAGCAGAAGTTAAACGTGCAGAGGGTACTGCAAAAGCCAATCAAATTATCGGTCAATCATTGAAAGGTAATGAGGCATACATTCATTGGTTATGGGTGGATACTTTGAAAGATAGTAAAGACCAAATTATTTACATTCCAACCGAGGCTGGTGTGCCTATTACTGAAAGTTTCCGATTGAAAGAAAGCAAATAGCCTATGCACATTTGGGGGTTATTTGATGATGGTAATGGCTGTTATCGTCAAGCGGTAGATGAATATAACGTGAATATGGGGGGGCAACACACGATCACATCAATAGGAATTGGTGATGCGTGTATCAACCAAGACCTTGCAGTTAATATGCTGCATAAACCAAACGCATTATGGGAGCAGTTGGACAAGCTAGATAGACCTGATGTTATTCTAGCTAGTCCACCTTGTGAAAGCTGGAGCGTGGCAAGTTCTATGAAAGGTGGTAATGCGTGTTGGAAACAAGAAAAGGATATGACAATCAATCTATTTGGTGAATATGAGCAAGGGAGTAAATTCACAATCAGAAATCACATTGATTATGAGAACTACCAATTCAAGTATGATAAGTCATTTCTAACACGTATCAATGGTGAGATGTGCATATACAACACATTGAAAATCATTGAGCGGTATCAACCTAAAGTATTCGTGATTGAAAACCCAGCATATGGGCGGATATGGGAATACATCAAAAATGTAATAGGGTTCGATGTTCCTTATGATAATTTAACCTATTACAACAACTACGATTACCCAGTTAAGAAACCAACTAAATTTGGTAGTAATATCGATTTAAAGTTATTAAATGACAATATAAAGTCTAATTTACGATGGGCAGACTTAAAAAGTAATGGTAATCGATATAACACAAGGTCAAATATTCCGTTGGATTTAGTAAAAGATATTTTAAAACGATGTGAACAATTTGTAGAGAGGTAAAAATGTACGAATTACAAGAAAAAACAATCAATGCAGCGAGAACAGTTTTATTTAATGAGTTTGATTATAATGCAAATGAAATAACACCAGATGATATGTTCATTGTTTGGTTTTGTAAAACCTTACAAAATTGGAAAGCCTTGGTGAGTGGTGTACATATCAATGCATATATCGAGGTTACATATAACGGAGATGAACAAGAGATTTATGTTGATGTGTATCAAAAAGCGTGTAATCAATGCTTGAAAGATGGCGGTGATGAAGATTGCCAATAAATAGCCGAGATAAAGGAGCAAGGGGCGAGCGACTATGGCGAGATGTGTGCCAAGAGAATGGGTTTGATAAAGTCCGTAGAACTGCACAATATTGTGGTAAAACAGGTGATGCAGCTGATTGTATAGGCTTGCCAAACATCCACCAAGAGGTTAAGTGTGTAGAAAAGCTAAATGTATATGATGCATATAATCAAGCCAATAGGGATGCAAAAGTTGCTGGCAAAGGAGAAATACCTATAGTTGCATGGAAAAGAAAGTATAAGCCGTTTTTAGTTGTAATGAGTGCGGATGACTTCTTCCGAATTTATAGAGAAAGTGAATGGAGTAACGAGAATGGCGGTTAATATGAGTGAGTTTGTGCCTGATAATAACCTTAATTGGTTAGCACTAGCAGCGTGTGTATATGGAAACATAACTGCTGGCAAGGCTTTATGTTGCTTAGGGTTAGTAGGAACTAAACCGCAAAAGCAAAAATCTTATACACGTGTAAGTGAATTAGATAAAAATTCACTATTAAAAATGCATCAATCTGGAATGTCATTAAATCAAATTAGTTTACAAGTTGGTGCAAATTACAAAACAATCAAACGTGCATTGATTAATAGTGGGGTGGAATTTTGAGAGAAAGAATGAAAGTAAAGTTAGTAAGTGAATACGCACAACTACCAACAAGAGGTAGTGAAGATGCAGCTGGGTTAGACCTGTATTGTCCATTTCACATCAAAGTGCCTGCTGATAGTCAAAAGAAAATTCTTTTAGGGGTAGCGGTAGAGATACCGAAAGGACACATGGGGTTGCTTGTGCCACGAAGTAGCATGAGCAAAACACCATTGAGATGTGCCAATAGTGTAGGTGTTATTGATGCTGACTATAGAGGCGAATTGAGTATTGCATATGAAAATGTATCTTGTAGCGATTACATGATATTTAGAGGTGATCGCATCGCACAATTAATCATCGTACCAGTAGCAATGGTCGATGTATTAGAGGTCGATGAGTTGAGCGAAACAGAACGTGGTACTGGCGGTTATGGTAGTACTGGTAAATAAATAATGGATAAATTGACTGGAGAATCATTGACTAAAGAACGAGAGTTAGAGTTAAAACTAGCGATTTTACAAATTAATTATGAAAGAAAGTGTATAGCTAATGAATTAGAATTTCAAAGGTATGTTAGGGAAACAAACCGAAAGATGAATAATATGATTGGTTATATGTCTATTGGTGGCTTGATAGTAACAATATGTTTCTTTATATGGATGTTAGTAGGAGTGGTGAATAGATAGTGTGTAGTCCGATTTATAGTGTTAAGTTAAGAAAAATGCCATTAGATCACAACGATAAAAACCTACAACGTAGGCATGATATGGAACGTAATGGTGCGTTAATGTGTGCAGCGTTACTAATGCTATCAATGTTAGTTATGATTTCGTTAATGGTGTATTGGTTTATTATGTAGGTGGTGTTGATATGAAAGATAAAATAGTTTCTACTATATTGGTAGGAATGCTAGTTTGGAGTTTTGTATTATTGATGGTTTTTACGTTTATGTTGTTATATCCGTTATTTAAGTAAGGATATGGGCGGTGAAATATCCGCCCTATCATAAGAGGTAAGCATGAGGAGAATTAACATTGAATTACTATCAAGTGCTTTAACAATAGTTGTATCTGATACAATAATCAAACCAAAAATAGAAGTAGAAGATAGTAGTGTGAAAATCATATATAAGTTTTCAAACACAACTATCACAGAGTTATCAACATTGTTTGAAATTGAACATTGTGTAAGATTAGATTTCTTTGTTGATAGGGTAAGGCTTAAAGTAAGGCACAGTATCTACAATTTATTGTTAAGGTGATGAAGAATGACAAGCTATAGCGGTTACGTTGAACACTCCGACTTTTACATAGCACCTCAAAGCTATCAAGATGCATTTGATTTCTTGTGCCAGCTTGCGGTAGAGAGTGAAGAGGATGTGTTCTATATCGGTAAAGTAAGTGGAAACATAGATGATTTTGATTTGTATGATGTAGTTGAATTTAAATGGAATGAGGATAGAGGAGCGTGGATAGAAAGTGTCTAAAAGATATGTGAAAAGGGTTAGTGAAATCCAAGCTATACAATACAACGGCAATAACGCTATGGAAGTAGTTGAATTCGTTGAAGATGTAGTTGGGTGTTATTGGTTTGAGAAGTCATCATTAGAAATCACAACAGAGAATGAAGTGATTGCGTGTTCTATAGGTGATTATATTGTTAAAGATCACAAAGGTAAAATTAAAGTTTATAAGGCAAACGAATTTGAAAAGAATTATAGCGAGGTAGAAGATGATTAGTGATAAACAAGGTAGAGAGTGGTTACTTCAAAAGCTATATGATGATGGCTGGCGGTATATTGCATTGGATAAATACGGCAATATGTGTCTAACAGATAAAAAAATCTATGAAAATGATGATATTTGCAAAGCGACTGGTTATAAAAAACATATTACTGAAAGTTGGTTTAAATCAATGTTACCTGAACTAAAACCAAATGAGGTTTTTAGTATTGAAGAAGAATTAGGTATTGTTGATTGGTCGAAAGTAGCGGTTGATACACCTATATTAGTTAAACAACATGAACAAGATAAATGGGAAAAACGACATTTTGCATATTTTAAAGATGGGAGAGTATGTGCTTGGTTATGTGGTGCAACATCTTGGAGTGCTGATTATGGGGATGATATAACCAATTGGAATTTTGCAAAACTAGAAGAGGTATAAATACATGGTATGGTTTATGTTTTTTTGCTTGATAGTTGCTATGGGTAATGTAAACAATGGTTATGCAAATGCAATTATATTTATAGCGTGGTGCGTATTGGTGTATTTGCTAGCTATAAATGGTAATTTTAAAGAGTGAGGTGAAGTGTTTGGGAGAATATGACGAAAAACAACTGATAGAAAAGGCGGTTGAGTATCTACAACCTGTTAAGTTAATTGATGTACAGATTGCATCGATTAAAGAAGAAATCAATCAGTTAAGAGCGAACCTTACATCGATAGGTGCGATTGATTATAGTAAGGATAGAGTAACAGGCGGTGGCACTCCGCAAGGGTTAGAGGGTAGCGTAGCAAGATTTCTTGATACAGTAGCAGAACGTGATAAGCGTATTGATGAGTTATCAAAGTTAAAATGCGATGCGATCACTAAGATAGATGCACTAGATGAAAAGCTAGGGGCAATCATCTTGCGTTATGAGTTTGTGTTAAATAACACAACAGAAGATGCATACAAAATGATAGGATGTTACTCAACGAAACAGGCTAAACGATACAAGCAAAAAGCATTATTGGAATTTGGGCGTAAACTTGTCCAGTAATGTCCGTAAATGTCCGTTATTGTCCATGTACCTATAGTTTGCTATTAGGTATAATATATATGTAGAAGTTGCCACTAAGCGACTTGTACTCACTCTTTCCTTATGGACAAATCAAAACACAACAACAAGCGCACCCAAATAAGAGTGCGCCTTTGTTGTATATGGGCGAAATGTGGTATAGAACAATTCATCGATGGACACAGAGTAGCAGCGCAACCATAATTGATTTGGTGAGTGAAACACTATACTTTTTTCTAATTTCAATTTTTGAAGTATGTGTTAGACAAAAATTTTATATGTAAATTTTTACTGCTGACTGATACAGGGTAAGTCGAATATCATCAAGCATAGCTTATAGCTTATACATTTTCAGATACGAACTTACCCTATATTGGTTACACATTGAATACTGACAACTAGCAGCCTCCAAAAGAACTTTATTCATATTTTGTTGTTACTTAACCTAACACGATTACGATCCATCAAATTGTTAGTTGTTGGTATTGAGTGTGTAATGATCATTGAAAACTAGGTGTGTTTCTCTTTTCCAACTTGTTTATCTTATTCATAGTTGAACCTCAGAAAGCATAAATTGTCATATCATCAACGCACCTAGTTTTGAGTGATTAATACAGGAAAAAAGAATAAATTTATCACAAAATGGGGTATATTCACGGCGATATACTCCATTTTTTGCATAAATCTATCATAAAAGGAAAGGTGGCGAAGTGCTGAAATGATTAAAGCAATCAAACAATTCATTGAAGATAGAAAACTATTCAAACAAGCAGCCAAGGACTTGAACAATAAAGAGTTACAAGCTAAGGCAAAATACGCTTATGAGCATCGTGGCGATAAGATGCTAACGATCATTGATTGTTTAGCTATCGTATGTGCGGTACTAATATTAATTGGTATTGTGTGGTGTTGGATGTGAATTATCAACCAACAATAAAGAAACTACTTAAAGCATTACAAATGAACGGTAGACGATATGTAGTAGATGTACGGCAATCATGGAGCAAATACGATAAGCCTTGCAAGATATATATCGTCAACCGAATGTACACAGAGGAAGAGTACAAACTAACATTTCCTCATAAGTACAAAAAGGGTAAGACGTTCAAACCGAAACAACTCTATAAAAAAGAAAGTGAGTACAGTAGCACCAAGCAACACGAGGTGTTACTTTTTTTAGTTAAAGCATATAAAGGTGGTGATTGATATATGGCAGATGCTAACACCTTAACAGAAAAAGAACGTATATTTGCAGATGAGTATATCAAGACTACCAACGCAACACAGAGTGCTATTAAGGCTGGATATGCAGAAAATAGTGCAAGTGTAACAGGAAGTAAGATGCTAAGAAAACCTAAGGTGCGCCAATATATAGATGCAGTCATGAATGAGCGTAGTAAAAACACGATTGCTACTGCTGATGAAGTATTGGAGTATCTAACTAGGGTTATGTGTGGCGAAGAAAAAGATGCGTTTGGTTTAGATGTGTCAGTTGCAGATAGAACTAAGGCAGCGGAACTCTTAGGTAAACGGCATATGCTATTTACCGATAAGGTGAAACTAGATGCAGAAATAGAAATTGACATATCAGACCGAATGAAACAAGCAAGGGTGAAATCTGATGAAGTACAACAAGGCACAACTGATTGATGCGTTGGGTTCGTTCACTCATGATCCATTAGGCTTTGTATATTTCGCATTCCCTTGGGGAGAAAAAGGAACACCCTTAGAAAACTTTGATGGGCCTGATGAATGGCAAATAAAGACTTTCACTAAAATAGGCGAAGAACTACGTAAAGGTAAGACTTTGGCCAAAGCAATACAAATTGCAGTTGCATCAGGTCATGGCATTGGGAAGTCCGCCTTTTCTTCACTATTAATTCTGTTTGCTATTGCTACACATGAAAACACACGTGGAGTTGTAACCGCTAATACTGATACACAGTTAAAGTCTAAGACTTGGGCGGAACTTAACAAGTGGTACAACCTATTCATAGGTAAAGAGTTATTCACATATACCGCAACGGCATTATTTAGTGCTGATAAGCAATATGAAAAGACATGGCGGATAGATGCTATTCCATGGAGCGAAAGCAACCCAGAGGCATTCGCCGGTCTACACAATCAAGGTAACAGAATACTTATCATATTCGATGAAGCATCCGCTATTTCCGATAAGATATGGGAAGTAACAGAGGGTGCTTTAACGGATAAGGAAACGGAAATTATATGGTGTGTGTTTGGTAACCCTACACGTAATAGTGGTAGGTTTAGAGAGTGTTTTAGAAAACATCGTAATTATTGGACTACATATCAGATAGATAGCCGTACTGTGAAAATCTCAAATAAGGCTAAATTGCAAGAATGGGTAGATATTCATGGTGAGGATAGCGACTTTGTAAAGGTGCGTGTAAGAGGGTTATTCCCTAGTGCATCTGATACACAGTTTATATCCGCAGAAATAGCAGACGAGGCACAGAAACGAGTATACAAAGTTGGACAGTTTAACAACTTACCAACAATCATTGGTGTTGACCCTGCATGGACTGGTGGCGATACATTAGAAATCGTAATGCGTAATGGCTACTCTATGAAGTGCCTAGCAACTATTGAAAAGAATGATGATGATATGCGAATGGCTAACCTCATTGCCCAATTTGAAGATGAATATAAAGCTGATGCAGTATTTATCGACCAAGGCTACGGAACTGGCATTTATAGTATCGGTAAATCAATGGGTAGGAAATGGCGGTTAGTTGCCTTTGGTGGTAAAGCACCTAATGATATGTATCTCAATATGCGTGCATATATGTGGGGCGAAATGAAAGACTGGCTAAAAGAGGGCGGTTCTATTCCGCCTAATGACCAAGGGTTATATGACGATTTAACGAGTCCAGAGGCACTCATTGATAAGAATGGGCGAATACAACTTGAAAGTAAGAGAGACATGAAAGAACGAGGGTTACCGTCTCCGAATAAAGGCGATGCGTTAGCCTTGACCTTTGCATTCAAGGTCAATAAAAAAGTGAATGTAGGGAGTAGGGTTCATGCTAATACTGAGTATGATCCATTTAAAAAAAGATAAGGGGTGATTAGTAAATGTGCATGAAAAATAAGATGCCAAACACACCAATGCCAGCACCAGCACCAGCACCAACTGTACAAACGGATGATGCTACTACAACAACTGGTGAAGATTGGTATGCAAAGAAAAAGAAAGGTAAGAAAGGTTTTGAAAGTACTATCTTATCTACGGCAACTGGCACTAAAACAACATTAGGGGGTTAGATATGCAAGGAACTATCCTATCAACGCTTGCTAGACAACCAACTAACACAGAACCTAAAAAACGTGATTACACGAAAATTAAGGCGAAGTTTAATGCGATGTTCGATAATCGTCAAAAGTACATTTCTAGGTGGAAAGATATTCGAGATTATCAACTACCTTTCCTTGGGGTGTTCGATGATGAGCAAGACCAATCGAAAGTCTACACCGATAAAATTAATAACGGTGTAGCTTGGGAAAGTTGCCAAATATTCGCTAGTGGCGTTATGAGCGGTATGACACCGCCTAGTAGAAAGTGGTTTAAACTCACGTTAGAGAATGCTGAATTAGCTGCTAATAGTAAGGTAGCGGAAGTGTTAGATGATAGAGAACAAATATTGTACGCAGTATTTGCTAAGTCTAACTTTTATAACACAGTACACCAAACCTATATGGAGTTGCCGTTTGGTCAATCGCCTATGAGTATCATGCCAGATGCAAAAGTAGGTGTACGATTTACATCTTATCCTATTGGTACATATGCATTAGAGTGTGGTAGTAATGGTGATGTAAATACATTTGGTCGCAAGTACCGAATGACTGCTGACCAGTTGGTTGAGGAATTTGGGTATAACGCTTGCCCTGATAAAGTTAAACGTGCTTATGATGAGGGTAAGGGTAATGCAAGTACATTTATTGTATGTTGGTTTGTATTGCCTAACAAAGACCGCAACGGAAAACTAGGCAATAAGAATATGCCTTATTCATCTATCTACTGGTGCGAGGATAGCAACACAGATGAAATTTTGCGACATAGTGGGTTTGAGGAGTGGGCGATACCGATTGCAAGACACACTACACATGATCTAAGCGGTTATGGTAAAGGGTGTGCATGGTTCGCACAGTCAGATGCACAGATGTTACAACTCTTAGAGAAAGACTTAGTAACGGCTATTGAACTGGGTATTAAACCACCTATGAGTGCATCATCTGGTGTTATTGGTAGCGTAAATCTATTTCCGGGCGGTGTAACTGAAGTTGATACTAACGAAAAGGTAGAACCAATCTTTAATGTAGGCATTGATGTTGCGAATGTACAAGCTAAGATACAGTTTGTATCTGAAAGTATTAAACGTGCCTATAGTGCTGACTTATTCTTGATGCTTGATAACCTTGATGCAGGGAAAATGACCGCACGTGAGGTTATGGAGCGTACACAAGAAAAGATGCAACAATTAGGTCCTGTAGTTGAACGCTTACAAAGTGAGTTCTTGAACCCAATCATTGAACGTACTTATGGCATCTTGGATAGAGCTGGAATATTTCCACCGATTGACGATGAAGCAGCGGAAATGCTAAATGGTTTGGATGTGAAGATTGAATACATTTCACCATTAGCACAAGCACAGAAAATGTCATCCTTGGTTAATATTGAACAGTACTATGCGTTCATCATGTCATTAGCACAGGGCAATGCTAACATCGTTCAGAAATTCAACTTTGAAGAGGCAGCTGACATCTATGGTGTAAATCTTGGTGTACCAATTAAGGTTATTCGTTCCAATGATGAGTATAAAGCACTTATGGAAGAACAAGAACAAGCACAACAAGAGCAAGAAGAACAAGCACAAGCATTACAAATGGCACAATTAGCACCTCAAATGGCTGGTGCTGCTAAACAAGCAACAGATGCAGCCAATGATGGAAACCCAGTAATGCAACAATTAATGGGTATGGGGGTGTAGATGAGTAAAACAAAACAAGAATATATTCGTGATCGTGATATTGATGCACTTAACCACGTACTAAGTACTGAACTTGGTAGGTGGTTTTTTTGTAGGCTTTTAGACCGAACCGACATATTGAAACAATCGTTTACTGGTAATTCTGAAACATTCTTTAACGAGGGTAAACGAAAAGTAGGTTTAGCATACATGAATATGCTAGGACAAATTGGTGATGGTGTGGAGGGTGTAAAGAAATATCATCAAGCACAACTGGAATATATCGAACAACAAAAATTATTTGAGGCATTAAAAGAGAAAGGTGAATAAACCACATGGCAGAAGAATTAGAACAAGGCACGAATGATAACACAATGAGTGCGGAAAGTGGTACACCACAAGACACGAATACACAAGAACAACAAGGAACAATCTTAGGTGGTGGTACTGACACAAGCGGTAACCAAGAACCACCTGCAGAACCTGTTGTTTATGATTTCACAAAAGCATTTGAAAGTGGTGAAGTAGACCAAACAATCGCAGATGAGTTTTCTAAAATGCTTAATGGTGTAGGTGCTACGCAAGAGCAGGCGGTAGAGTTAGCTAAATTTGGTAACAAGTATGCTACTGATCTTGTAACTGCTTATGAAGCTAAAAGGCAAGAGGCTTTGGTAGAACAGTATAACAACTACGTAGAACACACAAAAGAGGTATTAGGTAATAAATACGATGAAACTGTAGCTAAGGCAGGCGCAGGTGTAGAAGTAGTAGAAAAATCTATCCCAAACATTCGTGAAATTTTAGCTGAAAATGGTTTAGGAAATCGTGTTGAGTTAATTCAGTTGTTTGCGCAGATCGCTGGCATGGCTGGTGAAGATAGCAATACAAGCAATAGCAAGCCAGCTACAGAAATTACAACTGAACAAGAATTAGCAAATCGAATTTATAAGGATATGTAAAAGGAGATTAATTAATGGCAATCGGAACTATGAACCCAACTATTTTAGACGTTGCAAAACGTATGACAGGTGATGGTAATCTTGACAAAATTGTTGAGATGATGAACCAAACAAACGAAGTTTTAACAGATATGACTATGCTAGAGGGTAACTTACCTACTGGTAATGTATCTACAGTACGAACTGGCTTACCTAAAGTTGCATGGCGTGTGTTTAATGATGGTGTAGAACCTAGTAAATCTGCAACTGCACAAGCTACTGACACTTGCGGTATGCTAGAGGCGTATGCAGTTGTTGACCGTGAATTGGCAAAGATTGCTAACAACGCAAAAGAATTCCGTTTACAAGAAGATCGTGCATTCCTAGAAGCAATGAACCAAGAAATGGCATCCACTCTATTCTATGGTTCTAAAGCAATGCCAGAAAAGTTTGTTGGTTTGACACCACGTTATTCTGACAAAACCGCTAAAAGTGGTGAAAACATTATTGATGCTGGCGGTACTGGTGCGAACTTAACATCTATTTGGCTTGTGGTGTGGAGTCCTAATACAGTACATGGTATTTATCCAAAAGGTTCTAAAGCTGGCTTTGAAATGGAAGATGATGGTGTTGTTGATGTAACAACAACAGAGGGTAAAAAGTATAAAGCATACCAAACACACTACCAATGGAAAAACGGCTTAACTGTTCGTGATTGGAGATATGTGGTTCGCATTGCAAACATTGATGTTACTAAACTTAAAAAGGATGCATCCGCTGGTGCTGATTTAATCGACCTAATGATTGATGCAGAAGAAAAAGTGCCTAACCTAGGTATGGGTAGACCAGTTTGGTACATGAATAAAACTGTTCGTGGTTTCTTGCGTAAACAACTTAACGAGGGGCATAAATACCAAACTGCAGCTGGTGAAGAGCCGGGTAAAATTACAGTTGATTTCAATGGTACACCAGTTAGACGAACTGATGCATTGATCATTGGCGAACAACAAGTACGATAATTTAAGGGGGTAACTACTTATGATGTTAGATAAAGATAATACGTTTTTCTTACGTAAAGATATTACTACAAACACAAATTCCGACGTTGTTTATAATGGTGGTGCTGGTAATGCATATGTTGCACCTTGGCTTGTAATTCGCCTTGAAAAAGATGTAACTGGTACACCTTTATTCAATGTGTATACCTCTGATAAAGAAAATATGGCTAATGCAGTTTTACTTCATGGCATTACGTTGCCTGCAAACGCTAAAGCAGGTACAGAGATTGTTACACGTTTAGGACAAGGTGCAAAAGAGTATATCAGAATTAACGCTAACAATATGACTGCTGGCGCTATTTCTGCATTCTTGGTGTTTGATGCGAATACAATTTAATGGGGGTAACTATGTTAGTAACAACTAAAAAGAAAATTTACTTGTGCGATTTTGGTGTTGTTGATGAGGGTGTAGAAATTGATGTTTCTGCAGAAATCATTGAACAGTTTGGTCATGAAACTTTTGATGGTATTCCAGTTGAAGTTGAGGAACCAACAGTAGAACCTACAGAAGAAACAGTAGAACCTACAGAAGAAACTGTAGAACCTACAGAAGAAACTGTAGAACCTACACCAAATAAACGTGGTAAGAAAGCGAAAGAAACTGCTGAATAATTGAACGAGGGGTGCTTATGCATCCCTCTTTTTTTATAACGAGGTGAGAATATGACACCTACTGATGTATGTAATCAAGCATTATCGCTTATCAATGCAGGTCGAATACGTTCTATTACAGAGGAAAACGAACCTGCTAGACAATGTAGATTGCATTATGATCTAACACGAAAAGTATTGTTAGAACAATATGAATGGAACTTTGCACGTAAGCGTGAACGTGCGGTGTTATCTGAACATAAAATAAATGGTTGGGGTTATGTGTATGCTTACCCTGAAAAGTGTGTTCGTATCTTAGCGGTATTGCCACAAGGGGAGCGATACCGAGCGGAACAACAACGAGAATATGATGTGTATTTGACTGACAATAACACAAAGTACATTGTTAGTGATGTACCATTGATGCATATAGATTACGTGTACGATGTAACCGATGTAGACATTATGAACCCTATATTCATTAAAGCGTTGGTATGTAAGATGGCATCTGATTTAGCTATGCCACTAACTGGTAATAGTGGAGTGTTTGACCAATCGTACAAGTTATATCAAGCAGCAATACAAGAGGCAAAATCAATGAGTGCGAAAGAACGCAGATTGAATATGCCTTATGTGTCTAACTATTTGAAAGCAAGGAGTTGGTGATATGCAACCTATGTATATCGGACAAGTCGCATTTACTACAGGCGAAGTATCGCCAGATGTATCTAGTCGATTTGATTTAGAACAATATAAAAGTGCATTACTACTTGCTGAAAATGCGGTAATTAGACCCTATGGAGCGGTAGCACGTAGGCAAGGTTCACAGTTTATCGGTTATGCTAAATACAATGATAAGTCCGTTAGATTGTTTGAATTTACTACTAACCGCAACCAATCATTCATGCTAGAGTTTGGACACTTATACATAAGGGTGTGGCGGAATGGTGAATATACCAATTTAGAAATTAATACACCATTTGAAGATGAAATCATCAATGATTTAAATATTATTCAAAGTGGCGATGTAATGTTCATTTGTAGCGGTAAATACCCTATCCATACACTATCTAGGTATAGTGATACAGACTGGAAACTAGATGTATACAAACTATCCGAGCAACCATACGAGGATATTAACACCGATAATTCTCATACATTAGTTGTAAATGGTGATACTGTTACATCCACAAAAGACCTATTCACACAAGATATGGTTGGTAGTGTAGTACAAATTGCGCACTATATTGAGGCGGTGCATACATCAAAATCTGGTGAAGCGGTAGAAAAGAAATACGGTGTTGGACGGTTTAGTAAACATGAAAAGACTGTTTACAATAATATAGATTACAATGTTGAAAGGTTTAGTACCGATGTAGAACTATCATGGAAATTCACCACTCATGGTACATGGGAGGGTACAGTAAAAATACAGATTTCCAACAACGATGGTCAAACGTGGAAAGATTACAGAACGTACACCTCTAAATCTGACTACAATGTTACAGATAGCGGTAAGATAGAGGCTGGAGCAAGGCTTAAATATATCTCCGATATTCAAAAAGGTTCTGTGAATTGTGATCTATCCATTCTACCATTCATGCAATACGGTGTGGTTGAGATTACGAGTGTTGAAAATGGTAAGACTGCAAAGGTTAATATCTTGAATGGTATTAAAGAGGGTGAGCCTAGTCATCAATGGAAGTTAGGCAGTTGGAATAGGGGTAAAGGCTATCCTAAACTTTGTACATTCTACCAAGATAGATTTATTGTGGCTGCAACTGATAGTAAGCCTAACTTCATTTGGTTTAGCCGTACTGGTGATTATCCTAACTTTGGTGTAGAGAAAGTAGGCGGTACGATTACAGATGATAGTGCAATCACCTTGCCAGTAATTAACCGCAAGATGCATGAAATCAGACACCTAGTACCAGCCAATGACTTAATCGTTTTAACAAGCGGTAATGAGTGGATAGTTGATGGGAGCAAGACTATTACACCTACTAACTGCTATTTGAAAACACAAACACAACGTGGTGCGTTAAAATGTGAACCACAATTCATCGGTAATAGATGTGTGTTCGTTCAAGAGCGTGGTGGTACTGTTCGTGATATGGGTTATAGCTATGAGTCCGATAATTACACAGGGCAAGACTTAACGCTATTCGTTAAAAACCTAGTGAAAGGTCATACCACCATAACAAGTGCATATGCACAAGATCCAGACTCAATCATTTACTATGTACGAGATGATGGACAGTTGAATTGCTTAACCTACATTCCTGAACAAAAGGTGTATGGTTGGTCGCATTTCTTGACTAAAGGTAAATACAAATATGTAGAGAGTGTAGCTGAGGGCGAACAAGATACAATCTATTTTGTTGTTGAACGCACTATTAATGGTGTGATTACTCAATGTATCGAGTGTAGTAAACCTTTGTACGCAGATGATGGTTCAGATGTGTTCGTTGATTGTTTCATCAAGAAAACTTTCAAGGAGAAAACAGACACAATCGAAGTACCTCATTTGATTGGTGAAAGTGTAGATATTGTTACAGGCACAAAACAGATGCCATCCGTGGTAGTGCCTGATAGCGGAATTATCAAATTAACCGATAAGGTAAATGATATTACTGTAGGGTTACGTTTTGTAACACGCATCAAGCTGCCTAGTATTGAGCAACAAATAAACGATGGAACGTTACAATGTAGAATTGCTACTGTAACACGTTTAGCGTTGAGATTATATCAATCGTTTGGTGGTAAAGTTGGTAGAACCTTTGACGAAATGGATAGCCTAACTTTGAAATACAATGAACTATATACTGGTGATGTTGCAATCGTGCTACCTAAAATTGCTATGACGATGAGTACAGATACATCAATCTGTATATTACACGATAAACCGTTCCCATTTAACTTGTTAGCGGTTACAAGAACCCTAGAAATAGGCGGTGGTTTGCCAAATGTCCATGGAATGTAATATTTGCCCCTCTAAGCACGTTTCTTTAATTCGTGAGTTATATATCAACTTGCGTTCGATAGATGCCTTAGAGGTTAAATATATCAATCGAAAAAATTCAAACTATGGTGAAAATGACTTTGTGAACGATATTCTTGGGGAAGATTATCAAAGTCGTATTGTTATTGATAATGATAAGCCATTATGTGTGTATGGGGTATCAAACACATCAATTAATGGTATGCATTGTATTTACTTTTTGGGGAGTAAAGATTTTGAACGTAGTTTGACATTGCAAAAGCAGTTTATAAAAGTTAGTAAAAATATCATTGGGGAATGGCTACAAACTAGGGAAGTACTTTTTAATTACATACACAAAGAAAATCACCGCACCATTAGATGGCTAAAGTCATTAGGTGCGGTTATTCATTACGATATTAACGATGAGGATATGGTTTTATTCACATTGAGAAAGGGGGATGCGAATGTGTAACCCTATTGCATTAATGGCAGGTCAAATGGTTGCTCAATTATGGGGGCAACACCAACAAGGTAAGGCACAAGCTGCCATGTATAACCAGCAAGCAAGGGTGGCAGAGGCGAATGCAAGAATTAGTGATCGCAAGCAAGAACAGATTGCAGACCAAGCCTTGCAAGAGCGAGATAAAATGTCCGATAAGATGCGACTCATCCAAGGGCAGAACGTGGCAGAGGCTGGTGCAAGTGGTTTGACTATGAGCGGTACTCCGTTACAACTTATGGCATCTAGCTATGACGAGTACAACAAAGATATTCAGAATTGGGAAAGTAACAAAAATAACAGTATCTATAACGAATATCTTAATGGTATGAACTACCGCAACGAGGCAAGCACCGCACGAGCAGCAGCAAGCAACGCTAAGAAACAAACTAGAATGGCTATGCTAGGTACGATATTGAGTGGTGCATCTAGTATTTATGGACTTAAAGGTCAATATGCAAGTAAGAGTGCAGGTGTTGGTAATAACTATTACACACCAGCTAGTGATGCACTAGAGGCTGCTGGTATGCCTAAAATGAAATTCGTAACCAAAGGTACTATCAGAAATAATAGGTGGGGTATCTAATGAAGTTAATAGGCTATGATAGTAATCAACGCTTAAACACGATTAATGGTAGTGTACAAGCTAATGTAAATGAAATGGCTTATGGTGGCAACACACAAGGCATGGATAACCTCACAAAAGCCATTGGTGATTTAGGCAACACAATGCTAACAATACAAAAGCAAAAGGAAATGACCGATGTTGTGAATGCAACAAATGAGTATAACGCCATGATGAATGATTGGCTATATAACCCTGATAATGGTGCTATGAACCGAAAGGGTGAAAATGCTTTGACTATTCCACTTGATTATCAAAACCAAGAGAAAAGAGCAAGGCAACTCATATCCGAGAAGTATGGCTTTAAATTCAATGATGCGGTCAATGCCTTTAATAAAGTTGCAGATAATGATATGAGCAATACAACAAACACAATCAATAAGTTTGTGCGTGGTCAATTTGAAGATAGTGCTATGAAAGCATTAGATATGAATGTGCAAAACATATCTAATAATGCGGTAGTAAATGCTAGTCCTGATGCATTCGATGATGCTATGAAACAAGTAAGCGGTAGTGTGGCAGCACAACTATCTAATCTTGGGTATGATGATAATACTATCCGATTACAGGTAAAGAAAGCACAACAAAATATTGCTACAACCATGATTGAAAAGAAAATGGCTGATGATGATTTAGATGGTGCAAATAAGATTATCAATCAAGTTGCTATGTCAGGCTTAATTGATGAAGAAAAAATCATGGGTTATCGTCAAAAAGTGCGTAGTGCATCAATGGTGTTAGCTACATCAGATGATAGCAAGATTGATGGTGTCATTGGTGAGTTTGACCCTAACGATCCTGACTTACTAACTAAAGTTACTGATAAGTTATTTACAAGTGGTTTTGGTAAAGTCGCTGGTGCTAGTGGTGGAAATGCAAGCGTTCAAGATCTTATGGATGCGGTTATGGGTCAAGAAAGTAGCGGTGATGCTGGAGCAGTTAATGGCAGAACTGGTGCTTATGGATTATTCCAAATATTACCTAGTAACTGGCCACAATGGAGTGAACAAGCTGGTATAGCTGGCGCAGACATGACAGACCCTGAGGCACAAAAGAAAGTTGCAGCATATAAACTTGGTGAGTATGCAAAAGAGTATGGTGTAGAGGGTGCGTTTGCTGCTTGGTATGCTGGGCCTGTAAATGGTGCTAGATGGAGAGATGGTGCGCCTGATGCGGTTGATGGTGATGGTAACCATTATTCATGGGATGCTCCGCAAGGTGCTGGTGATGAGCCTAGTGTTCGTCAATACATACAAGAAGTTAAAGCAAAATTATTTGGTGGTGAAAAAGCTAGAGAAGAAACACCGGCAGAGGCACAAAAGCGAAAAGAAATCATTCAACGCAACGTGGCAACACGATTACAAGTCATGGCTAAACGTAAAGCACAAATACTTGAAAATCAAAAAGTAGAGATTGAGCAACGTGTAGCAGCGGCGGTAAGAAATGGTGCAACCGATGTTGAAGTATTAAAGTTAAGGCAAGATTATGCAGAAACACATCCTGAATACCAAAGAGCAATGCAAGGTCAGTTAAACCAAGCACAGATTTCTGTGAACAAAGCAGCTGCAAAAGCATTGCAAGCAAAAGAGGCGAACGTATTGGCGGTTAAAACCGCAATCGCAAATGGTCAATTCAAAAGCATGGATGATTTAAATAACTTCATTGGACAAATGGGTGTGTATTTTACACCACCACAATTAGCACAAATCAATCATGACTTTGACGAATATTCAAATGGTACTGGAAAGTATTCCCCTGAAATGTCAGGTATGAAGAGTAGTATAGAAAACTTAGCTGGTAGAAAGATAGATGGTGTTGAATGGCAAGGGGTATCAACTGCAGTTTATCCTAAAGTACAAGAGTTTAGGGAGAAACACGGCTATGATCCATCGCCTGCACAACTGGCACAATGGGGTGCTGATGCGGTAGCAGAACAAACAATCGCATCTACAGAAACTGGTAAATATTGGGGGGTAGGTAAACGTGCCGACTTCTTTGGTGGTAGAGGAGCTGCATTATCTTACACAAACGCACAACTAGCATCACAAGGTATGTATGGTTTATATAACACAACTGGTGCAGATGGTCAGCCATACTACGTTTATAAAGATGCTAGGGGCGAAGAATACACCATTACACCAGCAGAATTAGCTGAAAGGTTAGGTCAATAATGAATAAGATTACACCTGAACAAGCGACAAAGGGTACATTTGGAATTAAATCTAATGCAAATGTAGGTTTTGTTGGTGGCGTTCAACAAGAAGTAACAGACAATTCATATAGTAAAGCTATAGGTAACGCAGTTAGTGGCATTAGTGATTGGGTAACAAAAGACCCATCAACCGCTACAGTTGATATGAATGCTATGAACGCATTAACACAAACTGATGTTACACCGCAACAAAGCGAAAACTTTGTAAATAAAGCTGGTGAAATCTTACAACCTGTAATGCATCGTGCAGAACAAATCTATTTGTGGAATAAAGCGGACTGGGCGCAATCAGCATATGATAGTGGTGAGGCACTAGGTATTAGTCCTGACATTATCATGGCAAGTGGCCAAGATGGTATTAGACGAGCAGAGGCAGCAGCAGCACAAATTAATAGAGGTAAAACTCTTAATGAAGTGTATGAGTTGTACCCTGAATTAGTTGGTATTAATTATAAAAACTCCGCAGAGGCTATCACTACTCTTCAAAATCTACAATCTGTAAAAGATACACATGGCGTATGGGATAGTGTACAACAAAATACATGGGCGATTAATGACCAAATCAAATTAGGTAAAGTTGGTATGGAGTTATCAACCGCTACTGATCCGAAACGCATTCAAGAACTTAATGACGAGGTAGAACGCTTACAATCTAACTTGTCTAAATATCGTAAATCAGATGATAACAACGTATTAGAAAATGTAGTTGGTGCTACTGCTAGTCAAGTATATATGATGGCTGCACACGCTATCATGGGTTCTAATCGTGCTGCAGAGGGTATGGCACTAGGTGCAGCGGCTGGCGCTGCTGCTACTGCACCATTTGGTGGTGAGGGTGCTATCCCATCTGCATTAGTTGGTTTAAATACTGGCGTTCAAGTTGGTATGGCTGAACAAATGTATCAAATGTCATTTGGTAACAAGTACATTGAACTCATTCAAAAACGAGATGCAAACGGCAATCAAGTATACTCTAATGAAGAGGCTAGGAAGTATGCTATGTCTTATGCTGCTATTGATGCTGGTATTGAGTTTGTAGCAACTAAAGCTATAGGTAAAGGCATCAATAATGTTGCACCTAAATCAGCGTTAGCAAAAGTAATTACAAACGGCACTACAGATATTGCAGCAACCTTTGATAGAGGTATTGGTACAACTGTTGCACAGATGGCTAAAAACTCTATTAAAGCTGGTGTACCTGAACTCTTTGAAGAGGGTTTGCAAGATGTAAACGAAAAGGTGCAACATAACCTAACACGCAAGGATAATGACTTAGAGGGATATTATAGCGTAGGTGATATTGCTATAGGTTCTTTGGATGCAATGAAACAAGCGTTGCCAGCAGTAATAGGGTTTGGTGCTATCGGTGGTGCAGTAGGTGGTGTGCGTACTGCAAAGGCTTTTCGTGATTTTCAGAAGTTGACACCTGAACAACAACAAGCAGCTATTATAGCAGAGCAAAACCGCAACGGCGCAGTTATTATGGATAATGTTCGTAAAGATAGTACTACCAATAAAATCGCAAAAGAAAACCCTGAACTATACGGAAAAATCGTACAAGCACAGGGCGATAAGATTGGTGTATCAACTCAATATGTAGATGTAGCGGAATTAGTACAATCTGAAAACGGACAACTAGCAATTCGTGATATGGTAGACAATGGCTTGGTAACACAAGAGGAAGTAAAAGCAGCTATTGAGGCAGATGCACCTGTTGAAATTCCTATTGGTAGTTATGCACAAGTATCAATGAACTTATCCGATGAAACAGTAGATGCATTGAAACAAACCTCTTACTTTACTAGAGGTGGTATGTCATTGGCTACTTTAGAGCGTGCAAAACAAGAAGTAGATGTAGCAAAATCTGTATTGAAAGATGATACCTCTAAACGTGCGGAACGTATAAAAGATGATATTATTCGTAATGAGTTTGAGGGTGCATCTGATATAGATCGTGAAGTACTTAATGAAGTATTGGCAGACCCTACGAACATTAAACGTAACTTTAATAATTTATTGCATACGTTAAAAGAACAGTATAGAGAAAACTATGCTAGTGATTTTGACAATGCAGATAAATCTATCAACGATGCGGTAAGTACTGGTATTGAACCACAATGGCTGATTGATTATAAAGCTAACAATGGCGGTAAAGCACCACTGACCAATGCAGAACGCAGACGAGCAGCCTATGAGCATAGTCGAGCAACTACAACTGCTAGTTTAGATGGTAATGCTGATGCATTAGCACAATCTGATGCACATTATGCAGATATGGAACATATGTTGATGCAAATCGAAAGTTTAGAGGCTATGAAAGATAAAGTCTTTGAATTGGCGAATAATGACATAGCGTTACGGATGCAATTATCTAAAAGTGGATATGATGTATACAACGAAGTAGTTAAAGCTATTAGCGAAAGCACGAATAGAAAACAACGTGAAACTGCAAAAGCAAATGCATTATTGATGGCACAACACGCTGATATAATGGCACAATATATGCGACAAATGGGCAAAGGCGGTTATACCGCTATGGATTATTTCCGTGATAGCGTGCGTATCAACATGAATGCTAAACTAGGAGAAAAAGGCGGATATGCACAACCACTAAATGTTGATGTTGACTTAAATCACAGATTACAAGTTGTTGATTTAACAAATCTTAAAACTAATCTGAAAACAGAAAAAGACATAATAGATTTATTTAAAAACACACCACCACAAGCTGTTATGATTGAGGATGGTAAGGTTATTGTTTTACCGCCTGATGATATTAATGGTATTAAACATATTCCATATGGTACGCAAAAAGGTAAAAAAATAGCAAATAAAAAAAGAAGAATTGTAGAAGATATTGCAAATATATTGCAACATAGTGTATTGATTGATAGCTCTCCTAATAATAAAATTGGTAGATCAAAATCTGGCATGAGTGCTAATCAACGTAAATCGCAAAATAGAAAAAATACTATTGTTAATTACCACAATTTACTATCGGCAATTCGTATTAATGGAAATTATTATGCAGTTAGATTTGTAGCAGAAGAAAAACAAGGGCATTTAACAGTATACCCAAGAACAGTTTATTTATACGATATAATTATGCAAAAAAGCAGTACTACTAGTCGCCCGACTCAGAGTGGCAATAGCCAAGCGGTCGGTCAAATGACCAGTAATACTGCTTTTGATACTATAAGTATAAAAGACATATTGAATGGAGTCAAGGACGGAAAAGGTGTTTTATATGTAGATAATAATGGAAATGGCAATTATTACACACAAACATATAATCAATCAGCATGGCATGGTTCACCACATGATTTTGACACATTTGATTTAGGTGCTATTGGTACTGGTGAGGGTAATCAAGCACATGGCTGGGGTTTGTATTTTGCAAAAAACAGAGAAGTCGCACAGGCTTATAAAGATGTACTTGGAATTGATAGTGTTGAAATTATAAGTGGAGATACCAAATATAGATTAAATGATGATATAGAGTGGTATGACAACAAAACAAAATCAATTATCGATGCAGAAAATCCTTTATCAATGGCACTTACAACCCTTTCAGAAGAAGGAGAAAGTACTAAAGCTATAAAAAATTTAACTGATTTTATAAAATCCAAAAAGGATAATAAATCAGATTATGTTGTAGCACAAGTAAAAAGAGCAGAACAAGCAATTCAAATACTAAAAGACAATCATTTTGATACGCATCAATGGAATACTATGTTTGAAGTTGATATACCAGAAAATGAGTATTTGCTAAATGAACAAGAAAACATAGAAAAACAATCACCAATCGTTAAAAAAGCTGTTTCCAAAATAAGTAATGAACTTAACAGTAGTGTGTTGAACAATTCTAATTTAAGTGGTAAAGAATTTTATAAACTACTATCTAAGGAACTTGGTGGAGATAGGTTAGCATCTAAATACTTAAATGAACATGGTATAAAAGGTATCACATATGAGGGTGTAGAAGATGGTCGATGCTATGTAGTGTTCGATGATAAAGCAATCAAAGTCATTAAAAAGTACAACCAATCTGTTAATGGCATGACCGAAATCATGAAAGATGGTGAACGCATTATCAGCATTTTCAAAACTGCTGATAGAAGTACATTCTTACATGAGATGGGGCATGTATTCTTTGATGATATTCAAAAACTAGCATCAATGGACAATGCACCTAAACAATTACTTGATGATTGGAATACGCTTAAAGAGTGGAGCGGTTGGGTTGATGGTGAAAACGTAGACAATACGAAAGCACATGAGAAATTTGCACGAGGTTGGGAAAGCTACTTGCGAAGTGGTGAAGCACCAACAAGTGCATTGCAAAGAGTATTCCGTCAATTCTCCAAATGGCTAACATACATTTATCGTAGCGTTCAACGATTAGGTGGTGAAGTACCATCTGACATTAAAGATGTTATGGCACGTATGATCGCAACCCAAGAGGATATAGAGGCATACGCAGAGCAACAACAATTAGAACAGTTTGAGAAAACCGAACTCTATAAGCAACTATCCGAGCAAGACCAAGCACGTATGCAGTCCTACATTGCAGATGTTAAGGAGAAAGCAAAAGAACGTGTGATGCGAAAACTCATGAAAGAACTTGATAATAGACCTATCAAGGAATGGGAAGAAGAAAAGGATGCTATCCAAATTGAAATCGAAAAACGATTGATTGAGCAATATCCTATCTACAAAGAGCATCAACGATATAACGTGTTTGGTGAGGGTGCGTTGAAAGATACACAGTACAACTCTATTGAAGAGTTGGAGAAAGTGGAAGTAGAACAAACTGGTGCTACATTTAACGATGCTATCAATCAAGAAATGGACAATGCGAAAGCAGAGTTTATGAAAGATAACAATGCAGACAAAACCAACGAGCAAATAGCAGAAGAAATCTTGCTTAGTACACAAGGTCAAATGAGATTAACCGAAGAAGAGAGTAAGATTATTCAAAAGTCTACTAATCGTGAACTAGCGAAGAACTGGGAATTGTTAGAGCGCATCCGTAAACTAGACCCTAACGCAGAAACTATTGATACAGAATTAAGTGAAATCGAAAAAGAGGTTAAACCTACTAAGTACGATGAGTTAAAATCTGATAAGAAAAAAGTAGATGCTGCTTTGACTGATACTACAAAACAGTTAGAAAAAGCAGAAGAACGTATCAAACGTTTACAGTATATGCTGAATAACCGCATCAATAATGTTCGTTCTATTCGTGGTGCTGGACTTGGTACAATATCAGACTACATGAACCGAGCAAGAAAAGAATTAGGTGAACTGCCTATTTCTAATGCTATTCAGTTTAAAACATATCAAAATAAAGCCGTTACTGCTGGCAAAAAAGCAGATAGAGCATTGGCAATCGGTGATGTTGATAAGGCGCTAGGCTTTAAACGTGAACAGATGCTACAACAAGCAAGGGCAAGAGTAGCATTTGAAAACTTTGAGAAGTCCAAGAAATTGCGATTGAAATTAAAACAACAATTACAACGCATGACTAGACCGAAGAACCCTATTGCTATTGAACCTAATATGCGTTATTTCTACGCACACATGGCATATCAAATGGGTTTAACTAAGTACGATGGCTTACCGCCTGTTGATGGTTTTGATATGAACACAGTATTATCCGCACTTGATGTGGATGCACTTATTCTTAACCAACAATCTATTGTTCAATTAGAACCTTGGATAGCTGAACTGTTCTATTCTAAAACACCTAAATCATTTAAATCTATCACAATGAACGAGTTAGAAACTTTGGAAGAGTTAATGACTGGGATGTACAAGAATGGTAGAAATGAGTATGAGGGTACAACCATCTTAAACGATGAGGGTAAAAGCGTATCGTTTGAAAATGCAGTACAAGAAATCATCGGTGAGGCTACCGAAACATTTGGTGGTGCAACTGGTGATGTGTTTAACATTCTTAATAACCAAACTAAAACAGATGCAGTAAGCGGTAAACTATATGGTTTCCACTTAGCATTGATGAAAGTTGAAACATTCTTACGTAGAATGGGTGGCGGTAAAAACGGCTTTGCAGTTAAATACATCTATGACCCAATCAACCGAGCAACGCAAGCGTTCAATGAACGTAAGGAAGCATCAATGCGTAGATTGGCTAATGATGTAGGAATATATTCCAAACGTGAATTATTCAATATGCGTAATGACCACTTATACACAGTTGGTAACTTGTACGGCTTAACAAAAGAACAACTTATCATGATTGCCCTTAACTGGGGTACTGAAAGCAATAGACAACGTGTAATGGAAACCACAAAAGCAAATGAGGTTGAAATTGAACGTGCGTTCCAAGAACACATGACTGATAAGGACTGGGAGTTTGTTATTCGTACATGGGATCATATCAATTCATTCTTTGACGAGAGAAGTCGAGTACAAGAAGAATTGTATGGTAACCCATTAAAGAAAGTAGAGGGTTTATCTTTCACTATCGGTGGTAGAAATATTGAGGGGCAATATTTCCCTATCGTTTATAACCCTAAAGTAAATGCATCTGTTAGTGATAACCAAGTTGAAGATATTGCAAAAACTATGGTGAGTAGCAATGCGGTTTGGGGAACTGGCATGAGTGCTACTAAATCACGTTTAGATGTAGTTAAAGATAAATCTCTATTGCTTGATTTTGATGTTATTCCTAATGCTATCACAGAGGCTATTAACCACGTAACCATGCGTAAGGCGGTAACAGATGTTAATAAGCTAATCTCTAATCGTGAACTACAAAACTACATTGTAGATAAGTTTGGTGCAGATACCTACCAATTCTTGCGTACATGGGTTAGAGATAACTGGCAAGATGAGGCAGCTAAAACAAACGATATAGACCGCTTAATTCTTACGCTTAAAAAGAATACATCAACCGCAGTAATGGCTGGGCGTGTATCGGTAGCATTACAAAATGCGTTGAACTTACCAGTTGCTTTCTATCGTATCGGTGTAGGTAATACCATTAGAGCCATCAATCATGCTGGTATTGGTTTCTATGGACATGGCACTACAACATATAACAACACTAGAGATTTTGTATTAGGTCAATCAATCTTCATGCGTGAACGCATCCAAACATTAGATAAAGACTTGAAACAGGGTTTATCTATTGCAGGTAAAGGTTTACGTTTAGGTGATACAAATGTTGGTGGTTATAAGGTAGAACAATTTGCTGACATTCGAGATGATATAAATCAAATGGGGTTCAGATTGCTTACAGAAACAGACTTTGCATTATCCATTCCTGTGTGGAAATTTGCGTATGATCAAAAGCAAGCAGAACTTATCGGTAAAGAGGGTATAAGTCCTGAATGGATAGAAAAACAATCTATCGAGGCTGGCGATAGAGCAGTCAGAGATATATTTGGTAGTGGTGATACAAAGGATGCTGCTGCTATTCAGCGTTCACGTTCTACATTCACTCAATTATTCGTTCCATTCTATTCCTACGCTAACACGTTGTATAACATCATCACAGAGGGTAACTATGCACGTAAGGATAATGGCGATTATGCAAGGTTCGTTAAAATGCTATGGTGGACATTGATTTCACAGGCTATCGGTATGATGGCTTACAAAGCCTTAACGAATGGCGATGATGACAAACCTGAAGATTTAGCTAAGTCATTTGTCGAAGAGTTAGTTTCACAAGGTACTATGGGTGTACCAATCATCCGTGATATGTCAAATATGGCTATGAAATACATTCTAGGTGATAGACCATTTAATAAAGGTAATAGTGTTATGGCTTTAAGCATTGTTGAGAAATTCTATGATGTTGGTAATGCTATTATCAACGACAAAAAAGATGGTGTTGATTTAGGTAGAAGTCTTAGTCAGTTAGCAAACAGGGCAACTGGTTTTAGTGATACTGTTACAGATGGACTATGGACACTAGCTAAATATGCGTTCACCGATACTGATGCAGCTATAGAAGATGTAATTATGGCTATCATGTTTGACCGTAGACTTAAAACTAAAAAAGATAAAAAGAAACATTGATAAATAAGGACTATCCAAAAGGGTAGTCCTATTTATATACAACTGAAAGGGGATGTTAAATTGACACCAGAAGTACTTAAACCATCTGTAACGTATCAATGCGATGGGGTAAATAAGCGTTTTATTTTCCCTTATGATTTTGTACAAATTGAGGATATTCGCTTAACTGTGGTTGACCTAGATGGCACAGAGGAAGTGCAAACACACAATATCGCATATGATGAAATGGATAAGGCTATCATTTATCCGAATGACGGTGATGCATTGGCCAATGGCAAGAAAGTTATCCTTGAACGTGTAACACCGATTTCACAAGATACTGATTTACCTGATGAGTACCCATTCGAGAATATCGAACACTCCACAGATAAAATCATTATGATCTTGCAAGAAATGAAAGCGGAACTTAACCGCAGTTTAAAGGTAAGACCACATAGCGATGAGAACCCTGACGAGTTAGTAAAATTGATTGTTGAGCGTTCTGTGAAAGCTGCAGAAGATGCAGTGAAAGCGGTAGCAACGATTGAGGCTAAAACAGATAAGGTAGCTACTGATTTAGATACTATCAGTCAGTTAAACGCAGAAATTAAAGCATTGGCAGAACGTGCGGAAACTGCTGCTGAGAAAGCTGAGCAAGTATCATACCCTAACGCTAAAGGGTTAGTAACAAAAGCTGATGCGGATGCAAAGTATCAAACTAAAGATAGTTTAACTGGTATCGTATCTGTTAAAGACTTTGGTGCAGTAGGCGATGGTGTAGCTGATGATACCGTAGCGTTCAAGAAAGCTAACAACAACTTAGAAAACAAAATTTTATTTGTGCCTACTGGCATTTACAAATTGAATGAACACATCACATTTAACACAGTAGGTTCTGTAATGGATATGGGTACATATTCCAATATCAAGCCGTTCTATCCTACTGAAACACCAATGCTAAAAGGTGCTAATAATATTGCGTTTGTAAAAAATATCCAATATGGCGAAGAGGTCAACCAATGCCAAGGGTTTACCTATAACGATAAAAAGAATGTATTCGTGTTAGCTTGTATCAATGGTGATGGCACAACTCAAATATTATATGAATTGAATGCTGATACATTGGAAATCGTAGCCACATATAAATATAATGACCAAGACAAAATGGGGCATTGTAATACGATGTGCTACAACAAAAATACCAATAAGATTTATTTGGCCAATGGGTTAAAAAATGGTAACAACCTAACAGTACTTGATGCGGACACAATGCAATATGAACGCACTATTACATTGAATGAACGTGTATTTAATATTGCCTATGACCATATCACACGGACTTATGCAAGTATAGTACCAATTAGTGGAAACAAACGTGTTCGTCAAATCAATTTGTACAATGATGATTTTGTAAAAATGAAGTCATATCAAGTTGATTACCAATACGATGATTTCAATAACAATGGTGCTTTCATGTTAAATGGTTCTATCATGAGTGCTACATTGGGTAGCCTTGTAGAATGCACTCCGTTTGGTACAGTTAAACAAATCATCGAGATTAACCCTAAGACTGAAATTGAAGATATTGCATATTACAATGGCAAATTCTATTTTGCAGTTTTAACTATGCAGCCTAACAAGAAACACAAAGTAGATATTTATGTTGGTGATCCAAGCCGTGAATATGAAAACTCTATCAACACGCAAAAATTAACTAGCCTTGATTACCTAAAATTAACTGGTGGCAACGTAACCGGTGCAATCAAAATGGCTAACAATACCTTGATTGAGGGGTTCAAGCCTGACGGTCATGGTGTTGGTATGGCTAAAGTATCTACAAATGGCAACGTAGAACTTGGCGATGCATCTGTTAATACATTCATTAAGGGTAAAGAGTTTAAATATTATGACGGTACAGATAGCTTTACTGTTCTAACAACAAAGCACTATGGAACTGCAATTTATAATAAGAAACAAATTGATGATGAGTTTGTTAAGAAAGGTGATGTAGGTTCTGTATCTAATGGTGCTAATAAACAAATGACTATCACACATCCACTATTCGCAGATGGTGCTACAGAATGCGGTGATTGTACGTTTATTAGCGTAGATGGTAAGTGGTTTATTATCGATAGCTTACAGAAAACAGATGCTAACTTAAACTCCATTCTTAAATGTATGACAGATAATAACATTGAAAAGTTTGAGTTTGGGTTTGTATCGCACTACCATAGCGACCACATCGGAAACTTTGCTGAACTTATTAAGCGTGGAAAAATAGCTAAAATGTATCTACCTAACCCAGATAAGACCGAAGTAATCGGTAGATATGGTATGACCGCACAAGTACTAAATACGATTGCTAATGGCATTAAGACGGAATGTACTGCTAAGAGTGTTCCAATTGAAACTATCGAGCCTAAGACAATCGATTTTAATGGTGCATCCATTACGTTCTATAACTGTAGTGATGATGATTACAACTATTATCGCTCCATTAACAACGATGATTACAATAACGTGTCCGCTTGTTTAGAAATTAATTATCTAAATCGTACCGCAATATTCGAGGGTGATAGTAACTATAACGCTATGGAACGGAACGCAATGCGTAACCCAGCTAATGTTGATTACTTGAAATCTAATCATCATGCAATTTCGCAAGTACCTATTTCTTACCGAAAGTTAAACCCTAGAGATATAATGATTACTGCTACACAAAGTTTTGCTAGGGAGAATTTATATATACAAAACTATCAAGCTACATTCTTACAAATGGGATGTAATTTGTATTTGTTAGGCGATCAGATTGTTTCACCTAAAATTACCTACTATGGTAACGGACACATCGAATACAACCGAGAATTGCTAAGAGATGGTACTGCAGGACAAGCTACATCATTAGAAATCTATGTTGATAGAAACTACACAGGTTCGCTAAAAACTGGTGATGCACATTCTCCATTTACACATTTAGCAGATGCAGTACGTTTTATCAATAATGCTAAACACTCTATTGTAACGGTAAAAATTAGTGCTGGTGAATACACTAGACCTGATGATATGGGTGATACAGGAAAAAACCATACAGAACTACGATTGAGGAATATCCACAATAAAGTAATCTTCACAACCAATGGTAGTGGCACGGCTAATTTACCGCCTATGGTTATTGAGTTTTGTAACAATATCCACTTTAAGAATGTATCGTTCCTTGGTACAAGTGCTAGTGATAACCGCAAAATTCAAATTTACGATACAACGTGTACGTTTGAGAATTGTAAGTTGGATAGCGTTAAACAAGCCACAAACAAAGATGGTAATAATGTAGTCATTCAATCACAAGATGATAGTATGTTGAAATTGATTAATGTAAACTTTACTAGCGGTTGGGCTGCATTACAAGTGGCAGGTGGTATGGTTCTATTAACTGGCACAGAAAATCATTGTAACACTAGCCATGCATATGTATTACAAAGTGGTGTAGTCATGGTTGAAACACCATTCACCGAAAAGAACAATGTAAATAAATTTGATGATAGTGCTGCAAAAGAGGCAGGTCAAATCTATTTCAAAGCCGTTAAGAATACCGCTAGTATGCCTAACAACTTAATGACAGGTACAATCATTCCAGCTAAGAATAGAGATTTCCCTCAAATTACACAATTTGTACAAATGAAATCAACGAAAATAGCAGATTTTGTATACTCATTGGCGAATATTACTGAAACAACTACACCAGTATTTACTGGTCAAATTGGTTACAACGGCGAAGAGGTATATTTTGGCATTAATGGTAAATGGGTAAAAATTAGCAATTAGGGGAGAATAAATGATAGAAGTTGTATTAGCGCCTTTCATGGTAGAGGGGTTTAACATGGTAGAGGCGGTGAGAATATCACTAGCTATATTTACGAGTGTTGTGTTGGTTTTTATTGATACATTGTTGCGTGTCTTAGTCGAGGCACGCAACTATAACCTAGCTACAAATAGAGAAATTACAATCAAAAATACTATTCTAGCTATGGTGTGGCGAGGTTGGGCGCCAGTCGAGATTAACGGAAAAAAACATAGATTTCTAGTAAGTGGAAAGCTAAGGGCAGATATGACTAAAAAATTAGTTAAATCTTATCCTTGGCTTTTCTTGTTGTCATTTATCTTGTTAATCTTGCCTGATGTGGACTTTCCTATACTAGGTAGAATTGATGTGTTTCTATCTACATTGATGTATCTAGTACCTATCATGGTTGAATTAGCATCTATTGTGGAAAATATGATTGAACTAGAATTTGTGGAAAGTGCATGGTTTCAACGTGCGGTAGATTTGATTAAACAATTAATAGCGTTCGTTAAAAGCGTAAAGGATGCGATTAAATGAAGATTAATTATGAGGACACTATAACCTTAGTGGCACTTGCAGCCGCACTAATTATGACTATTTATCTTGAACAGAAAGATTTGGCAAGTGTAATAGTTGGTGTATTAGGTGGTTATATCGGTGCTACTGGTGGTGTTAAGCGTTCCCAATATATGAATGGGGGCAGCAATGACAAAGAAAAGGAGTAATTAGAATGGCTGAATTAGGACAGTTGAGTGCTGAATATGAAAGTAATGGTGATCCAGCGTGTGTATCTAGTGGTTACAATGATGCTGGCGGTATCTCTTACGGCACATATCAACTAGCAAGTAATTGTGGTAGTGTTGATGCATTTCTTGGATGGGGGTTAAAACAAGGTGGCTTTTACACCGATTACGCAAGAGCCTTGATTGATAGCGGTGAAATTAATTCTGATGGGTTCATTGTTAAGTGGCAAGAATTAGGTACACTTGATGCGGTAGGTTTTGAACGGATGCAACATGACTATATTAAGTCCGCATATTACGATGTAGCGTGTGAGTATCTAAAACAGAATATGTTTAATGTAGAGAAACATTCTAATGCATTAAAGGATGTAGTGTGGAGTCGAGCGGTACAATATGGTACTGGCGAAATCGTTAATATGTTCAATGATGCGTTGAAGTTGATGGAGAAAGCGTTAAACATTGAGTTGCCTAACTTATCCTATATTGATGATAAGCGGTTTGATTATGACCTTATCGCTGGCATCTATGACACGTGCATGACATATGAATGGAATAGTAGCGTATTAAGGGAAAGCCTAAACAATCGTTTTGCAGATGAAAAGTTTAAGGCATTAAAAATGCTAATGGAAGAGGTAGAGGGGGCGTAAGAGCGTGTTTATACTTAGTCAGATACTAACTTATATCAAAACACACAAACGCACCATACAGGTGCTAATTCCGCTATTATTGTTCATGTTCCTGTGTGTAGGATGCTATCATCTGTATAAACAGAAACAGATTGAAAAGCCAGTTGTAATTACACAACAACAATCTAAATCACCTACAGAATTGTCAAAAGCAATTCACGTTACAGAACAACAAGCACAAGAAGTTATTTCCATTAAGGAAAGAACTCAACCAGTAGCGACTTATTACACACAAGCACCTACTGTAGATAAAGCTGCAGAAAAGGTGAAACAGGATATTGCACATAGCAACCCTAACTTACCTAAAGCAGCTACAGAAAAATCTGATAGAACCGCAGTAGTTGCTAACACAGAAGAGCAAAAGGTGGATATATACAAAATTAAGCTAGATAAACCGCATAGTATATTAGCTGGTGTAACAGTAATGACTAATGGTGAAGTATATGAAACTGTAGGCTATGAGGATAAACGCTTTGAGGGTTTAGCACACTTTAAAGGTTCAGAGTTTAAAGGTGCATCCGCATTAGTTAAAGTTGTTAGATGGTAGAGGTGATCTAAATTATCTCCGAGTTGCACGGCTTGCAACAACAGTTGTATATAAAATTGAGGGTAGCGTAATTGCTACCCTCTTTTTTTATTGCCGTCAAAAAATCGTCAAAAAATGATTTTTATATATTGTGTTTTGTGTAGGTGGTTTTACTAAACCATGATATAAAACTTTGATTATTATAGTGTATTTTGAAATTTGAAATAAATTAAAGCGATATAGCCTTTTATGATCGACAAGAACGTTGATACACCACCAACAGTTGAAAACCTTTATAAAGAAGGGTATTTGACTGAACATGTTAAGACAGCA